GAAGGAACTCCTTGAGAAGTGCGACCGCTACGCGCTGCGACTTGACTTGTTACTGTCGGTATACGTGCCATTATGCGACCCTCGAAAGTGTTGTACCTGCGCCAGACAGTCCGGTACCTATCGCACCCAAATAGCCGCTACGACGCGCGGAGCTTGCCTCCATGCGCGAGAGTGTCGCTTCTTCTTGGAAGCCCAACATTTGCAACGCGCCTTCCCGGCCACGGGCACGCCCTTCGAACTCGATACGCTGTGCGTCAAGTTCCTGCTCAACAGCGGTATCTTCGAGAACGTCGAGTGGCGACCCCGCCAGCGATAGTCCGCTCGCGCCGTACTGCGTACGTATAGACGCCATGATCCGGCGGTTGTCACGGCGCTTGTCTTCTGCGTCAATGCGAGACTGTTCTATGGCGAGATGGCGGTTTTGGTCCGCAACCACCGCGTCCCGCTCCGCAACTTGAGCGTTGTACCGCGCGGCACTGGCCTGCGCGTTCGCCGATGAGATCGCACCGACCGCGCCTAAGACCGTGCCGCCGATGGACAGCGCCGTGCCCAGACCTGCCGGGATCGCAGCTACGAGGGGTGCGACGAACGCCATATCAGACCTCCTTTATGAGCGCGAACATCCGCTCGTGTCTCTCGTTTGCCCCGAAGTACCTCATGGGTTCGGGAGTTTCGCAGACCGCTCCTAGAAGCCTAGCAAACCGCTCTCCTTCAACGAACCCTTCCGCGACGGTCAACTCGATCCGTTTATACGGAGCCGCCTTGGCTACCCGTCGTATCTTCTTGACTATGGGCAGCATATACTCGGCAGCGTCTTGTGACAAGATCATCCACGCAACGGCACGGTGCGGCCTGACATGTATCAAACCTGCGGCTCCGACGCATACACTGCCCACCCACCCCGACAGTGACATAGGCCCTTCTAGTGCCGACGCTTCCCCAGATCGCACTATAGCCGTATACTCACTGCGCTGCGCGGTCTGGGGCTTAAAGAACTGCAAGTGCCCCGCACGGAAAGGTTTGAACTCTATCATCGGTCCTGCGTATGCATTTGCGGCATTATGGCCACGATGTTGAACGGGAGTGGACTGGACTTAGGCCGACGGAATGCGATAAGTCCGTTCATGTCGTACCCCGGCGCAGGGCGGAACGGTCCTATATTTCCAGTGTACAACTCTACGTCTTCGAACTCGTCAAAACGTCCGGGGTACTCTAACGGTTCGTACACGAAGTCTTCTTCTTGTTCGTTGTACACCCCTATTTCGCCGTTGAAGCTGTTCCACAGACCGACTACGAGACTGTGTACGCGTTTGACCTTACCCTGCGCGGTCCCGTCTGCCGCTCCATTTTCGAGGCGCGGAAGCACGCCTTCACTGTCGTACCCTAACCCCATGACTATGTTCTGCGCTTCGTAAGGCAACGTCACTTTGCCGTCAGTAACCGTGAACGGTCCTACCGGACGTGCGTCAGCGAGACCGTACACCTTTAAGCCCTCCAGGTGTTGCAGCCCGTTCACCTCGTCGGTGACCGACCCGGTGTACCGAAGACCGCTATCCACAAAGTGCGCGTCAGCTAAATCGGTGTCAAAATCCCAGAACCTCGTCAGTCGCTCGACGTACCGTCGTGTTTGACCGTTGACTTGTCGTTTAGCCACCACCCACAACGCGTCTTGCAGTTGGTCTTGCTGCGGTACTACGGTTAGCGTTTCAATCTCCGCCCCCGCTAAATCGTGTTGGTGCCACCCCACGACGTTCTCGTCCCGGTTATAGGTCAACCCCACCAGCGTGCCGTCGCTACGGCGCACCCATACGAGGCTATGAGGTTCGGCGGCGTAGTCCATCTCGACGAACGGCTTGGCACCCAGATGGCTCGCCAACTGTGACATAGACGGAGATCGGTATCCGTCTGCTTCGAACACGAACGCGAACTCTCGTATCGCCCTGCCGCTCCGCTGCACGTACAGCACTTGGTTGTCTATGCGAACCGGCTCGACATCCGCGCTCCCCCGCCGGGTAGCAGGACGCGCTTTCAAGTTACGCGCTGTCACCGCTTCGTTCGACGGGGAGGACAGCGTGTATTCTTCCGATCCGGTGCCAACCAACAGGCCACGGACGTCGGAGGACAGCCAGCGTATCCGGGACAGTCTTCGAGAGTTAAGTTGCCCTACGATTGCACTGTCATCCAGCACGACGCCAAACGTGTCTGTCTGACTAAACGTCTCGTACGCTCCGGTCACTGACCCAGCAAACATGTCAGGGTGTTCTTCGGACCCTGCCAGCCAAAAGCGGTCTTCGAAGAAGTCTCCTGTCGCGGGCCACCCGGTCGTGTCAGACCAGTAACCGAGACGCCACTGTTTGACCGCTTTGGTGTCGAGCAAAGGTTCGCCTAGAAGCTTAACCGCGACTTGTGTCGTGCTGTTGACTGCGGTTATCTCGCAAGACCTCCACGCCGTGTCACTCCCCTTGAGCCTTACAAGGCGTCCTACGTCGGTGCTTTGAAACCCGTCGTCTCCGTTAATACCTGTGACTGCGCTTGCCGTCAGCGTGAACGTTGCTTGATCTTTTTCTCGCATCACAAGACGGCGAACGCGAGGCTCTATAAGCCCGTTGCGCGTTAGCTTTGTTATGTTCAAACGGTAGGCTTGATACGACGTTTCGTTGTCTACCTCGAAAAACACCGACTTGCTGCCGTCATACAGAACGTAGTCTTCTTGCTCGTCGAGAACTGTCCACGACGAACCATCGTACCCTTCGAATGTGAATGTAGAGGGTGCGTAGTCTTTAGCCGTATAAGACGTGTCTTGGTTGTCTTTCGCAGCGTATATAGTGTAACCGTCGCATACAAACGCGGACGCAGGAGTGTACTGCACGATACCTTCTTGTTCGGTGTCTCCCGCCCAATACGTGTCATCACCGTCGTCAAACGCGTAGTAGAACTCGCTGGCGTCAAGATCGTAAGTTATGTCTCGCCCTATGAACTCGACCGGAGAACTCTTTGTCCCTGCAACGGAAGGGCGGTTGCCGCTACCGCCACACGTACCGCTAGGGGCCGTGTTCGACGTCATGTTAGGCAGCGCGTTGCCGGTGGCCGAAGGGGTAAGTTTGGTTGAGGTGTCGTTGACAGGTAGGTAAGGACCGTCTACAAACTCTACGTCTTCTAGCCGCCAGTCGTACGTTCCGTATCGTGACAGCTTTTTAGGTCTGGCCGAGAGCGACAGCAAGTACATGACGTCCACAGATTGCACATATCTTATCGCCTTTCTTTGCGCTTCTGTGTACGTGCAGTCAACGTGATAGACACGCGCGGCGCTTCCACTGACTACCGTTTCGTTAGGGTAGTTTATGTCCAACGTGTGAACGTCACCGACTTTAGAGACCACGTTCGCTATCTCGCCGTTCAAATTGTACGATGCGGGAAACCCGGACAGAACCACTTGATCGCCTACAGGAGCGTCTAGTTCTGCGGCGTCTATGACAATTGCCGCGCCTGCCGCTGACGTAACCGTAGCACTGACTGCGGTGTAAACCTGTATTCCGTCTTCATTGAAGAACCGAATACGATCCGATGCAAACTCAAGGACGTTCGCCTGTTCGTTCGAGAACACGAACGGGAGCAGCGCGCTAAACTCCGTCTCGTTCGCGACGGGCGACACAAAGGCGGTACCAGATCGGCAGATCGCAGGGCCTTGAGGTGCGGCTATGTAGTTCTTGAGCTTGCGAAGGGATGACGGGTATCGGTCGAGATCGACACGCCCTTCTAGCAGTTCGGAAAATTCGCCCGCGTTAAACGAGCGGATCATAGGCGACGCTTTGGGCATATCAGTACCTTGATGTCAAAAACGGGAAGTCCTCGTCGTCAGCTACAACATCTTCGGGGCCTATGATAAAGGCGTTCGCTTTCGCTGCTTCGGTGACAGCTATGTCGTATAGAGACTTTGTATCCGCTTTCTTTGTGTTGGATTGAGTAACGTACTCTACGCTTTCAAGAGCAATGCGAGCCGCGAACACTTCCACGAACAGCGGATCGAACTCGCTTTCATCTACGTTTGCTATGTACGTTATTTTGAGATTGTCGTGCGCGCTGTATATAAAGCGACGGCTCTGTTTCCACTCGGTGCGCTTACCGCGTACCGGACGCAAACATTCAACCGGAAGGGAATACTTGTAGTTGCGCCCGTCCGTGCGTTCGATGGCAGGCGTAGAAT